AACGTGTTTGGGGTACCACGCAACGATCTCGCCGACCCGAAGCGTCTTGATGTCGAACGATCCAGAAACAGAAGGATTGATCGATGTGTCCACAGGAACAAGCGCCGCGACGCCTCGATCGAACAACGTTGTCGCGATGTCCTGTCGGAAAGCTCGTCCTGCTTGATCGATGTTCGCCTCGAGAGTAAGACAGTTGTTCAAACCACTGTCCACGTCCTCAAGGTATCGCTTGTTGCTGTCCTGTCGAACATGTCGAATATCAACGCCAGCAACGTCGATACCCAAACGGGTATAGATTGACGAGATGATTGACCGCTCATTCGAGATGTTCAGCCGAACCCTATCGGGGCGTATGCCGTAGCTAGCTCCGATATCTCTTGGATTCATGCGATTCTCGAAGTTCAAGAACGCGTTCCAAGCGTGCTTGATTTGCTTAAGTCGCGAGCCAATCGTTGCCATGTGTCACCCCCTTCCAGGCAAATATGTCACGGTCACTGACCGCGATTCTTCAACAATGCCCGGTTGTGATCTACCGCTTTCGCGGCTCGTTTGACGTCGAGCTTGTTGGCTCCAATCACCGCCAAGCCGACTGGGCCAGCGAGGATTCCAATAGTCCACTTCTCGCCCTTGGTCATTCGCTGAGACGTGACGGCGTCTTCGTTTGTGAGAACGTCCAAGTGGGCTTTCTCGAACGCCTTGACCGCACTCTTCTGCTTGGCCTTGTTTCCCCCAGCCGAAGCTTCATTCAACCTGGCGGTGGCAAGATTTGCGTTGGCCTTCCGAGCAGCTTGCCTCACTCGAGCGCTGTGAATATCCGTGGATGTGGGATTCGACTTACGAACACCCCACTTCATGCCCTGGACGCCATAGTGAACGAGATCGCTGAGACTAGGCTTCTCGCCTCCCAAATATGTCACTCGAATGCCTCCTTGTTGGCTTTGTACGCCACATAGGCGTCCATCAGCGCTGACACGTTGTCAATCTTTTCGTCCTGACGCTTCTTCAGAAGCTTACGGTTTCCATTCGTGTCCTCAAGCGTGATGGCGTTACCCATAGCGAACTGCATGAGGGACTGGTCGAAGATCAGGAGGCGTTCTTCGCTAAGGATTTTGAGTTCGCCCAGCGGAACCGATTCGGTCTTTGCTCCCTGAATCACTTTCTCAACACCAAATGGTCCGTTCTCAGCTTCCCAGCGAGTTACGAACTCTTTGGCGTTGTAGGGGTCGAAACCGAAAGTTCGGACGTCAAACCTTTGTTCCTCGATGAAACGATCCAGATCTTCGTACACTTCCATCATGTCCAGGATCGTACCTTCGAGTACATGGAGGCTTCCCTCCTTGATGAACTCTTCGTACTTGTGGCGCATTGCTCCGGGCAGTTTCATCAACGTCAAAGACGTGATGTAGCTTCGAGTCTTAACACCGAAGCCTAGTCTGAGCGGGAACAAGAACGTGAAGGCACAGAAGTCATCGCCTTGTGACAGGTCAGCTCCGAGAGAACACGGCATCTCCCAGAACTCTCTCGGACGGTGAGGCAACGTCTCTTCGTATGTGAAGAAGTACGTGTACCCTTCCATCGGGATTCCGAATCGCTTAGCAAGGATGTCGTTCCTGGACGCTGGCGCTTTCTCAGCTCTTTCGACGTCGAGTTGGTACGTCTCGTACGTGACCGTCTTTCCGACGTTAGGATTCGCCTTTGGCCAGGTGGCAGGATCGCCAACTTCCTCAAGTTCATCCAGTTTGTAGTGAAAGATCGAAACGTGCGGCGCAAGGTAGTCACCCTTGAGAATGTCAGCTAGTTCCATTTTGATGGTATCGCCGCTGCCGTTCCGGACCGTTCCTTCTGAGCTGATGGCGACAATCAGGTAGTCTTCAAGCTTCGAAGCTCCCTGCTCAACAGCGCCAACTACGTCTTCTCGGATGTCGCCGGAAAGCCACTCGTCAACCGTGGAGACCTTGGGTCGTAGTCCCTGCAACTTGTTGATCGACATCGGTCGAACTTCGAGTAGCGATCCGGTTAGAAAGTTCTCGACACCCTTCTTGGTCGAAGCAAGCTTGACTCGATTAGCTCTGGATCCAGTCGTGTTCTGCAAAGAGCCCTCGGTCAGGAAGGCAAAGAGCGGTCCGCGGCTTCGAGTGATCGCTGTACGAATAGGCGACATAACTTCGTCGGCTTGCTTCATCGTGGGTGACGTTGTGATTTGGTGAGTGGTCGCCGTGTCGACGTTCAGGAAGTAGCTCTGGATGCACGAGGCGTACATCGACTTGGCGGCACCTCTGGCGACGATTAGGTATTGCTTTGTCGTCAGTCGTTTCTTAACCGACTTGTTAATGTAACGTCCCCCGTGATCGCCATCCGAAGGAACGTACACGCTTCGGTCTACATAGTAGTACCAACCGAAGATCTGCTCAGCCCATAGCTTGAACGATGGTAACAGATGAAGATCGCTACCATCAGTAAGCGTAAGCTCGTTCTCGCAGTAAAGGATGAATCCTTCGACCGCTTTGTCGTCGTAGTAGATGCTCGGATTGGCGATTAGCGCATCAATGCGATTCATCTCCATCGCGATCTCCCGGTTCACAGGGATCTCGCCACGTATTACCGCATCACGGAACTGACCATAATAAGTCGGAACCGCTTTGTTTGATAGCGCCATCGCCAACCCGCCCCTCTGTTGTTACAGCTGGTAGAACCACTGCCAGGTGGGCACGACGCTGTACGTGATCGCGATGGTGCTTCCCGGCCGAACGAGGAACATGCCGGCAATCCGAGCACCGATGGTGACTCCGTCAACCTTCACGACGGTCACGGTGCCGCCGGTAACCTCGACCCACATCGGGTGTCCGGAGGTGTTCGTGGCGTTCACCGTGCTCGCCGGAACTGCCGGCTTGGCGGTCCAGTCGCCCTTGGGGACGGTGTCGTTGGCCGCAGCCCGAGTCGCCCTGTATTGCTGAACATCCATGTTGGTGTCTCCCTCTACCTGCTGAGTAGGACTGACGCAACCTTCTTGGCTGCGGCAGAGGCACCGGCTCTGACCGCCGGGTTCTTTCCGATGGCGATAAGCGTCTCGGCTATGAACTTGTTGGTTTCGTACTTTTTCTTCTGCTGGTCAGAAACCATTCGGCTGTACTGCTGCTCCAAGTTCATGCGCGTTACGAGATCCTGAAGTTCCTTGTTCGAGAGAGCGTCGGTTTTGCCACGCTTGATCTTCGACTGGGTGGCCTTGACTCTCTGAACGTCTTCTGAAGCAGGAGCTCCAGGCTTCCTTCTGACGCCCCAGCGCATTCCCTTGACGCCGAAGTGCTCAAGGAACTCGTCTACGGCTCCTCCGGTAGCGGCGGATCCGGGTCCACCCATGCCGCATCCTCCCTGTACGTGTTGATCCGCCAAGTCAGTTCGTCCAGCTGCTTGCGGAGTGAGTCAATGAGGTACGACGTTGTCGGCGGATCGAAAACCAGCCGGGTACTGAGGTAGATGTAGGTCTTGACCGAGTTGAGCTTCAGGTCGTCGCCGAGAAAAGCGTCCCACTCCGGAGCGTCATCCTCGATCATGAAGCCATCGACCGGCCCGATGCCCAACTGGTTAAGCGTTGCGAACGCCGTGTTGATGTGCATCAGGATATCGAGATCAAAGGCCTCATAGGCTTGGTCGATGCCCAACGTCTTCTTGACGTCGATAAGAATGCTCGTCACGTGGGACGCCTTTCTCGGTTAGCCGGACTACTCGACGACGCTGGCCAACCAGGCCTCGCCGAGGAGCTTCTCCCGCTTGGTCTCGGCAGCCTTGTCCTTCTTCAGGAGCTCCTCGGCGTAGAGGCGCGTCTTGTTCGCCTCCTCCTCGATCTTGGCGACGAAGGCCGCGAAGTCGGGGTCGCCGTCGCCCTTGAGCAACAGCTCCTTCACCGCGGCGAGCTCGGTGTGGACGGTGTGGAGCTCGGCAGCGAGCGCCGTGATAGCCGCCTTGTTGGCGAGGCTGGTCTTGAAGTCGCGCTGACCCAGGCTGAAGTCCAGCTGCACGAACCGTCGGTACGGGATCTTCTGTCCGGCCTTCACGTAGCCCTCGGACAGGTTGGCGATGTCGGTGTCGATGGTGACGAGCTCGTCGAGCAAACTCACGTTGTCCTCCTGTGGTGTGTTTCCGATGGCAGGCCAACCCGAGGGGTTCTCGTCATCGGCAGCCCACCCTGAGATGTGCGGGTGATCGCGGTGCGGATCGCCGCTGTGCTGTCTGGCAACCCAGCCGTAACTGCGCGACCAAATACGCCCGTCCCAGATGATGTAGAACAGGCGGGCCCGAGCCGCGGGATCACGGACGAGAGAGAGCACGAGCTGGTCCGCGTCGCCCTTGGTGAAATTCGGGCCGAGCATGACGTCGATCGCCCGGTGTTCCGGGTTGGTGTCCGCATCGGACTGCGCCGCGTTCCTGGCCGGCATGTCGTCTTCGTTGTGATCGGACAGACCGTCCTGGTGCGCTGCGTCTCCGATGCCGTAGATAACGACGCCGGGATGCTTCCTCTTGATCTCGTCAGTGAGAGCCTGAAGGTTTTTCGCTCGTGCCATCGTGCCTCCTCTCGATTACCACAGCCTTGTGTCGCCAGGACGACGTTCAGCGACCGGCCGGGGAAGTAGTCGGTCGTTGCCGAAGTGAATGGCGTTGTGGGTCATGTGGGTGGTTGTGATCAGGAACTCGGGATCGAGGATTCTCGGATCTCCGCTTGCGATGTCGTCAACCGTCATCGGATTCATGTGATGAATAAGGAGACGGTTGTGGATCTCGTACCCTTCGACGCCGAGATCACAAGCGTTGTCCCGAACAATGACTTCATGGCGAACTTGCTTCCACTGAGTCGATGTATAGAACGCTTGATTGACGTATCGATCGAACCCGAAAGTTGATCGACCGACATGACCTCGAAGAACGAGATACTCGAATCGCTCTTCAAGAGTTTCGAATCGCCGGAGCTCAGAGTAAGTTCTAATCCTCATAGTCCGGCTCTTCTGATACCTCTTGTCCTCCGTAAGCTCGCATGGCGTTGATGGCATTCGAATACAACTCTTCCATTCGCGCCTGCGAAGAGAGCGATTCGATCTTAGCCGATGTCAGCTCGTTCTCAAGAGCCAACCTTCTTTGTTCTAACTGTTCTCGGGAAGAACCGAGCTTCAGGAAGTGTGAGATGACCTGAGCAGAAGCCGTTCCGTCTCGAAGTTGCTTCTCAGCTAGATCTACAGCTATCCCAACGAGCTGGATCTCTCGTCCCTCAGGAGTTGTGGCCGGTCTTCGCCGAGTTGGCTTCTCTTCCGGTTCACTATTTCGGCGAGTGGCCACAGTTTGTCTCCCTTCAAGGGTAGTTTAGAGGGGGCATTAACCGCCGCAGAGTGAAAAGTTTCTTCAAAAAGTCCCGCCGGGGCTATTTTTTGG